CAAACAACGCCAGCATGCCTCTGCCGCAGGCTACATCGCCGGGATTCGCCTCACGGGTGCATCCAATGACGTGATTATTGAGAACCCTGACATCGTGTTGAAAGGAACGGCGGCGGCAGCGCCTATCAACGGCATCACCACGCTCTCAACCAATGTGGTAGTGCGCGGAGTCGGACAGAAGGTGTTGCTCGTGTCCGACGACGAGCCAGGCGTGGAACTCTTGACGGGCACAACCGGTGTTCTCGAAGACGTTGACATCTTCACCGATTTAGCGACGATTGCGGCGGCGACGGTAGCTGATGGCATGGCTCACTTCCGAGTGCGCTACGTCGAAGTTGGCAACGAATCCGACGCTACGGTTAAGACGGCCAGCATTGACGACTAAATGATTACGATTACAGAGCGCGGCTACCGGGAGAACACCGCCCTGGGCCGCGTTCTGCAAATCAAAATCTTTGAAGAGCATTATCGCGCTCTCTCGTGGCGGGAAGTGTGGGAGGCATTTGCAAAGGCATATCCGAATCGTTGGGCGGTGCAATGTTTCCCGCCCACCAGTGAACTTGTAGATGGCAAAGCGGTTTATCATCTGTTCGTATGTGATGAACCACCGCGAGGGTTGAGTATCAAGTAGCGGCTGTGCGGCGCAAGTCGCCAGCCGCTTTTCGTTTGAGGCAATGAAATGAGTATTGGAATTAACTCATACGGAAGTGCCGTAGGTGTTGCCGCCTTCGTCCCCAACTATCCGGCGGGCGGAAACTTCAACGCCGCGACCCGCCCGACTCTGGCCCAGGTGGAAAGCTGGATTGATTCAGTCAGTGGCATTCTCAATTCAATTCTGGCCGAGGCCGGATTCACCGTGCCGGTCACGGATGATGACGTGAAAGATGCGCTGGATTTTTTCGTCAATCAGGAAGTGGCCTCCATCTGCGAGGGGGTCAACGGCTCAGGCCGGTTCGGTCCAACGTCAAAGCAGGTTGGCAAGCAAGGACGGTTCGCGCTCATGCTCGAAGACGTGAAGGCATTCGTGGAGGGTAACAAGGCGGGCTTCGAGCGGCTTGGCGCGGAGCGGTCGTACGACGTGACTTCAAGCATCGCCTACCGTGATAGTGACGAAAGCGGCGAGGCGGTTGCGCCACTATTCGAGCGCAAGGCGTTTGGCGACGACGTGAGGGAGTGGGATAGCTGAGATGCCATCAGGATTCACCTTCGAGCTAAAGCCATCCTTCCGCGATTTGCGCGGGCGATTCGCCGTTGCTAATGAGGACTTATTTGAAATCCGCCGCGAGTTAGTGCGGATTGAAGCGCGGCGCTACGTGGAGTTGGCAGGCGAGGAAGCGCCGGGTGGACCAGGGCATACCGTCGCCAATCAAATCGGCTACGAAACGTTTGTCGAAGGCAATGTGTTGGGCTTCCGTACCCGGCTCGGAAAAATTGCATCGTGGCAATCCACTGGTACGGGACTGTACGGGCCGCTGGGTCAGGTCATCCGTCCGAAGTCGGCGCGGGCGCTTCATTTCTTCGTTGACGGTACGGAATTCTTTCGGGCCTGGGTGCGCGGCGTGAGGCCGAATGCTTACCTGGGCCGCGCTTATCGGCGCTGGTTCGCGGGGGCGGGCGAGAACTTGCGAAAGGTTGCGCTTCGCTACAGCCGGACGCTCGCCAGCGGGAAGAAAGGCGGGACGCTGTGAGCGAGGCCGCGATTCAATCCGGGATACAAACGTGGTTACAGGCCATGTCAGAATTCAGCGCTGCCGACATTGTTATCAATGATTGGTCGGTGTTGGATGGCGAGATGAGTAACGCGCCTTACGTCATCATCTCCAACGCCGACATCTTTCGGGCCAATCTCAACACAACCGCCAGCAAGGGCGGGACGTGGGACGAGGTAGTGACGCTCTGCGAGTGGTTCACGGACTGGCCGACGACGCTTGACAATTTCCGAACACGGCGGCAGGCAATCATTGACGCGGCGCGGTTGACCAACGCCGGGAGCGCCGGCGGGATAGCCGGGACGATGATACTGGACATCAGAAGCGAGGGTGGCATCATTCCCTACAACCCCATCTACAACCGTGACGGGTACACCTCCGAAGTCCTACCGCGCTATCTCATTCAGCACATGATTTTCTCTTGCGAGGAATTCTAAATGGCCGCTGGAAAAAACAAACTGGTGCGTTTCACCCGGCTCTATTTCGGCGGTTACGATTTGAGCGGCGATCAGCGCACATTCGGAGAACTTGTGAACAGCTTCGACCCGGTTGACATGACTGGCGAGAAAGACGCCGTTGAGAATTTCCTTTCCAGCAAACGGCGCAAGGTTGGCGTGAAGGGCTATCAGGCGCTGTTGAATAACGCGGCGGCGGGCGCACACACCATTTTGAAGAATGCGCCGCAGACCGGAATCGTATCAGTCTATCTCGGCGGCGGCGACGTGCCAACGGTGGGGGACATGGCCTACATCCTGCCCGCCGTGCAGTTGGCTGACACGACCGAATTCAACACCGGGGTGGGCGCGCTCTCGACTGATTTCGAGATGAACGCGGCGCAGATGTCCAGCCTGGTGGACACGCCGATTGCCCGCGTCCTCATGCCGAAGACGGCGCTGACGATTACCACGACCGGCACGAGCGTTGACGGCGTGGCCGGGACGACTCTCGGAGGCCGCGCCAATCTGCACGTATTCGTGTCCAGCGGCGGAACGTGGGCGTTCACCCTGGAGCATTCGACCAATGATAGTACCTGGGCAACGCTGTTGACGTTTGCGGCAACCGGCAATAGTGTGATTGCCGAACACAAGACAGTGAGCGGCACGGTCAACCGGTATACCCGATTACTCGCAACGCGAACCAGCGGCACGTGTACGGTTGCTTGCGCGTTTGCGCGAAATTAGAATCCTGAGCGAAGTCGAAGGATAACATAGGAGTAAACAATGGCGGCAAAAGACAAACTTTCAAGAGGTGTGCGGCTCTTCGTTGACGATGCCGCGTTAGGCACGGCCCGCGATGTCTCAGGCGATCTCGTTCCTGATTCACTTTCGGGTCTGGGCTTCAACGCCGACCTGATTGACATGACCGGCGAGAGCGATGCGGTAGAAAACGGCATGGGTGGGCGAAAGAAAAACAATCTGAAATTCAAACTCCACGCCAACGACACTGCCTTGACCGGCGCGTCAACCGTTTTGCATGGCATCGAGGGCCTCTCCTCGATCACAGTCACGGTCGAGATTGGCTCGGCGGGAGCTGCGCCGGTGACGGGTGACCTCTCCTGGGCCGGCGAATACACCTGCCTCTCGGCTACGCTTTCACAGGACGGCGGGCGGCTGACGCACGATTGCGAGTTTGCGCCTTACGGTTCGACCGCGCCCGTTTGGGGAACGAAGGCCTGATGAGCCGCCGCATCCAATGCGCTCTGCCGGGTTACGAGGCGGCCTGGGTGGATTTGCCGGATGAGTGGCTGGGCAGACATTTGGCGCGACGCGACGAGGCGGTGCGGGCCGCCTCGAAATATCGTGATGGCAAGATTACTATCGCCGCGATTTCGCTTTGCATTGTTGACGGTTGGGGCGGCATTCCGGGGCTGGAGGGCCGCGACCCGGCGCAGTGGGATTTCCTCCTTCTACCCATCGTGCTGATCGTCTGGTTGGAGACAGTGGTGTTTGACGATTTCGCAAAGGCCTTCACCGTCCCAAAAGCATCCTCGGCGCAGTTGCCGCGTGGATGGAGGGGACTACTGATGACGATACGGAATCAAATCACGGCTGGCAGTTCGGCAGGGACGCGGTAGAGGCCGCGCCCTCGGCAGCGGTCTTCACAATGTGGTACGAGAATCGGCGGACGGGAATCTGGCCGCGCGCGGGAGGCTGGCTAGACCAGCCTCTTTCGTTGCTGGTGCAAATGAAAGCGATTGAATTGACGGTGGACACGAAAACGTATTTGATGAGCAAAGAATCAAATTGGGGCAAGTTGACGAAACTCCAGGCGGATTTGATTCGCTGGTTGGGGCGCGATAGCGATGGCTGACGAGCTACAGACCGATCTTATCGTGCAGGCGATTGCCGAAGGTTTCGACAAACTCTCTGACGAAATAGACGGGCCGGGTACTGCCGCCGACAAGACGGCGAAGAAAATCGGCGGTATGGACAAGGCCATGAAAGCCGCATCGAAAGCCGTCAACCAGATGAAGGTGGCGGCGGGCGGGGCAAAGATTGCGCTGGCCTTCGTCGAGCAAGCCTTCACGTTCGCGGCCGCGGAGGCTGAAAAACTTGGCCGAGTGGATGTCGTCACGAACATTGACGACGCCAAAAACGCGCTCTCCGGCCTGTCCGACGTGCTAGTACAAATCCCTGTTGGCGGGCGCGACTTCCTGCAATGGATGGGTGATGGCGCGGCTGGCCTGGCGAACCTGGCGCGGATGATTGGCGCGCTTGGCATTCAGGCGCAATTGACGTTCGGTATCATTGATCAGGAGACGGCCATTCAGCAAATCAATGCGTTAGTAACGGATGAGGCGGCGGAAGCGGCAGCAGAACTTACCGAAGAAAAGGAAGCGGCGGCGGAAGCATCCGAGGCGCAGGCCAAAGCCGAGAAGCGGCTTCAGGACGTGATGAAAAACACGGCCGGCTATAAGGCCTCACAGCAAGCGGCGCGGGATTCTGAGAAAACTCTGTTTGATTTGCGCTCCGAAATTCAGCGTCTACAAGAGGAGCAGGGTAAAGCGATCTTCACCGAACGCGATTTAGCTGAGATGGGACTGGACTTAGATTCAGCAAGAGTCAGCGAACTTGAATCGGCTCGCCAGCTGTGGCGGGCGGAGCAGGACATCAGAGATGCGCAAAATGCCGGACAGGAAGTTACGGAGGAAATGACCTGGAAAGTTGAAAATCTCCGTATCGCTTATGAGCGGAGCAGGATCGCATCTGAGGATGCTCTGACGGCGCTGGAGAATGCTCGCACGGCAACGGTGGACAATTCAATTGCCATTGCCGAACTCAACGATAGATTGAGAGAAGAGGCAGACAAATTCTACGAGGCGCAACGGGCGGCACTGGAGTATGCCGAGGCATTGGGCCGGGTCAACGAGGCTGAAATCCTTAGACGGGATTTGGGATTACCGCCGGTCACTATCGGCGAGCCGGGCCGTCGTCAACACGGCGGCGCATTCTCAGCGGGCGGCGCATATTTCATCAACGAATCGCGGGCCACTGCGCCCGAAACGGTTGTCACCAGTCCCGGCGGCGGCGGCACGGTGCTGACCAATCAACAAATGCAAGCCATGATGGGTGGGCGCGGCGGGGCAGTTTCAGTCGGCAACGTGAACATCAACAACGGCATGGACTTGGCGGAATTCAAAGCCCTGCTCCGGCAGGCTGTTCAGAGTTAACTATGGCCGCCACGCTCAATATCACTGATGGCACAACGACGATAAACCTTCTCAGCGCAAAGGTGGATTACCAACTGCGCGCCAGAGGTTGGTCACAGTCTGACCCGGAGTTGAAGCAGGTGCGGCGGCAGAGCCAATTTGCCGATGGCGAATCAATCATTCTATCCAATCCCAGCAACGTCATCGAGACGTTTACCATCGCAATCTACGGCGCGTCCCACGACGCGGTTGCAACCAACTTGCAGAAGCTGGCAACCCTGCAACGCGAGGCGAAGGAATTTCAGACGACGCGCTGGCAGACCACGCCGGTCTACGTGACGGCCAAGACCGCCGACGAAACGAATACCCGCTATGCGTTGGTAATTCAGATTCGCATTGTCAATCTGCCGTCGTTGCAAGATATATTTTTCAATAGTCAAAACGCAATTCCTCAGGCGACAGTGATCGTCGAGCGTGAGCCGTATTGGAGAGGCGTGATTCCAATGTCGGCTTTGCCCTCGGCCCTAACGATTAGCGCGCCGCAAGCGCCAGGGACACAGGCCGATGCGACTGAACAATTCGTCGCCAACTTCCGGGATACATTTGCTCTGACGCATCTATATAATTACGATGATTCGGCGGCGACGTTTTCGAGCAACTTGATTGCTTCGTCGTCGTTCTCGTATTTCCCCGCTTCACCGGCGCTGAACGACATCGTTTATTTCGGTTCGACGCAAGGCCCGTTTCGGCAGGTGGTGATCAATATCGGAAGCGCTGGGACATTCAACGCGGCCATGACCTGGGAGATATGGACAGGTGCGGCTTGGGTAAGCACGTCTCTGTATATCTCGACCGACACGCTCGTTTTGCAAAGCGGATCCAGTCCGACCGGAACGCACGTAGTAGTAGTGGACAGTCCGACGGGGTGGACGACGACGACGATCAACGGCGTGAGTGCCTATTGGATTCGGGTGAGGATTACGTCATTCACGAGCTGGAGTAGTTCGCCGACGCAGACCGGGCAAGTGGTCTACAACGCTCGTGACGTCTATATTTCGGTTGCCAATACACAGATAGATGGCGACGTTGACGCAATTGCTCTGTTGCGTTATTTCAAGCAGGTGCGAACGTCGGGCGGGCTGGACTTCGTGGCGCTGGGGGTGAAGTCGCACGGCCTGACATCGTTTACTAGTCGGCTAAATTTCGGAGCGGGCAACCCGGCGGCCTGGACGATTACCAACGGCTCGGACACGACGACCGTAGCCGATACGCAGTCACCGGGCGGAAGTCGAGCCAGTTGCACGTTTGCCGGAACGACGGCGGCGGCAGAGCGGGTACGGGTCAGTACCGGGACGAACCAGAATATCATCGACTTGGAGGGAACGTATCACGCCTATCTGAGATGCCAGCAGATTGGCGGTACGGTTGGAGCAGTCAGCCTTTATCTACGACAGACCTATACTCTGATCACTGATGGCCCGACGGTATCGCCAAAAGTGGTGGGCGGCGGGATTGAGATTCTGGACGTGGGCCGGGTCGAAGTGCTTGGCTCGAAAATTCTCGGCGCCGAGACCGGCAATCTTGATTTGCGATTCAGCGTCATCGCTTCGGCCACCAGTTCGACGCCCGACCTCTATATTTACGATCTAGCGCTGATTCCGATTGACGAGGCGGCGCTGGTCGTCTCCATTCCCGATGGCACCCTTGAAATTTTAGAGAGAGAGACAGGGCTGGATATTGACGGCGGTCTATTCAGAGATGGTGCGGCAGTCTACAAAGGCGGGACGGATGCCGCGCCGTCCAGCACGACGATTGGCGACTGGGAACATCGCGGTCAGTCAATGCGTCTACCACCGGACAAGGCATTTCAAATCCATTTCATCATGGCTTCGGTCAATACCAACATCTACTATGCCCGCGAGTATCTCGGCGGCTCATTCAAGCTCTACGTTCACGAGCGATGGGCGTTCATGCGTGGGGCAGAGTGAGCGATGACCATCGTTACCATCACTCACAATCCGATTGCGACCGTCCGTCAGCAATACTATCAGGATTGGAAAGTTGACAACTACAGTCATCGCCTCACGGCTACAATCGGGTTTGACACTTGCTCGTTTGATCTGAAGGGGTCGATTGAGGAGCTTGAGGATTTTTTTTACAATGGCCTGGGCCGGATGATCACACGCTGGTCAGATGACGGCAACCTCGTGTGTTGGCAGGGTCAGATTGTCGAGATGACTTTGACTCAACCAGGGTCGCAAGAGGTCATCAGCCTGCGCGAGATGTTCAACCGCATCAGCGTGCGCTATACGCCGATTGACACTAGCGTTAATCCGCCGACTGAAAGCGCCGAGACCAGCACGGCAGTTGTGAACGATACGGTCAGCCAGGGAAAATATGGGGTGAAGCAAATCGTCGTCCGACCATCTCACGTAGACCGGATGACGGCAACAGCGGCCGCGGAGACCGGAACTGTTTTGCTGGAGCAATACAAAGAGCCGCGCCGCAAAGGACAGATCACGACAGCTAGTGCCGAGCCGAAGCTCAGCATTCAGAGCGAAGGGTATATGCACACCCTCGGTTGGGCGATTTATAATCAGACCGGGAGCAGCGGGCAATCGGCTAACGAGGTGGTGATTGATGCGATTCTGGCATCGTCACCGGCAGGGCAGTACGTGGCCTCGCGTAATACGTCAGCTACAACCGGACGCAGCTCACAAAATTATTACAATCGTGATGATACGGCGCTGGACATCATTCAACAAATTGCGGCGAGAGGGGATTCAGCCGACAATCGTTGGCTATGCGCTATGTACGAGAATCGAAGAGTTACATTTGCCCAGGCTTACGACATCAATGATAACGTGGTGGACTATGTTCGACGCAAGAGCGATGTTCGGCAAGAGATACGAGACCTGTCCGGGAAACTCATTAGACCCTGGGAACTGCGGCCCAACAAATGGATTAAAACAGTAGACCTGCACGGCTGGAAGCCAACGCCGCTCACGCACCCGGAAGATTATCAGAGCAAATATATCGAGTCGGTATCGTGGAGCGAACCGGACAACCTCAATATCGAGGGATCGCCGGGCGACAACCTGCAAGTGCTGGTTGCGCGGATGGCGTACCGGGGGGATAGGATGCTATGAGGTTTGCGATTCTATTTTTGACGGCGATCTATTTGTGGTGGGCGTCAATGATCACCTCGGGCAGGCCGCCAGTCGAGATGTGGCCGACGAACACGCCGACTCCGGCGCGAGTTGGAATATGGCCGACTCCGGCGCTCGAGGATTTCAGAACACCTCCGGGCCGTCGTCCTAACGTGTGGCGGGGCCTACACCGGTAAGGCAAGCCGCGCCGCGAGATAGCGGGCCAGCTTGTGCGGGGGCGCAGGGTTAGACGGATTGCGCTTCACGTTGCACCTCCGCCAATTCGCTCTCGGCCTGCGCCGGGGCGGGGTCGGCGGGAACTTGTTTCATGGCTTGCCGCAATAACCACCGTAGAGTTGCGGCTTCGCTCAAGCCCTCACTTTCCGCCAATTGGATAAGCAACTTCTTTTCGTTCGGTGTCAGTAGTAACCCGACTCTGATGATTCGCCGTTGCATACGTACCTCTTAAAACAAAATCGCCGTCAATCTGAAGCGATTCTATAGGGGGGCTATGCGGTTGTCAGCGTGCAATAACTGTCAAAACTGCCAAATGGCAGTAATTGCTACTCCGAGGGCATGGATTTGAGTCTCAAATTGGCCGATAGGCATAAACTCCTGCCGAACAGAACCATCGCCCTTGTGAAGCGTGTCGCGACCGGCCCAGAGGTAACAGTCTCAATGCTACGCCGCATAGCCTGTCGGCGCTGTATTCAGGCTATCTGCGCCTGTTTCCTCGCTGTAATCGGTTGTCTGCGGATCGGCCTGTCTGCGCTGTTCTAGCACAGGCGGCGGCCCATCCGGGAGGAGTGGGGGGAGTTCGCCGCCTACCAACAAGTCGCATAGAAGCGCCGTTGTCACTCCCGGCCTGAGGAAAGTTTCGACCCTCGGCTGGCGGGGCCATGACTTCCCCCATCGCTCCAGGATGTCCACGTATATCCGCCATTTGTCATCATCCCCGAAAAAGGATTTCATTTTCTGCCAGCTAATCCCCCCCACCCGTTCGCTTTCAGCGGCGCATCGGATTAGCCAATGCTTCCAAGCGCGGTCATGGTCGGATAGCACCGTGACTTGAGGCGTGAGATAGGCAGAGACAGCGGGGCGGGCTTCGCGCTCCTGGCGATAGTGATGCGCCTCGGTTTTTAGTCGTTGTACTTCAGTCAATTCAGACTGTAGCTCATGCCAGATTCTCGGCCATAACAAAATGATGTAGGTCAATGATGAAACAATTCCCCACACTGGCAGAGCGAACCAGTAATCTCCCGGCCTCACAGTAGGATGAAAGGGGGAGTACCCGACTGCGATCAGGCAAGCGGACAGAAACCCCACTGCCAATGATAGGCGGAACATCGTTACGAATTCTTAGGTCGTTTGGCGATCATCTCGACAATGCCGAGGACAGCCATGAAGATGCTGACGACGATACCGGCCAGAGCCAAAATGATTACGACTTCCTGCGTTGTAAATGGGAAACTCATTGTCTCCTCCTAATCTATCTCTGTTTTGCTGACTCTGGTGACGTTGTTTCTTGAGCGGCGATGATCTCTCGTAGAAATTCACACCAGGCGTTTGCCGTATCATTCCCGATTTCGATGTATAGGCCGTTCAGGTTGTTTTTCCTTTCGGCCAGTCGCAAGACCTCTTCCATCTTGCGCAGATAATAAACCGGATTTGTGAAGTATTGTTTATTGCTCATTTCCTCTCCGTTCACCAGCGTCCGCCGAAGCTGAGCTATCGTTGGCAAGCGATGTATGCCACGCTTGCAACCTGATTTGAGATGTGCAACATGCCAATTCTCGGCTACTTCGCAACTGCACTTTTTGCAAGTGTTAATCTTGTATTTGTAGCCGGATGCGTTCACGATCAGGTGTGAAATAAAACTACGACGATGACGATTAAAACAACAAGTCCAATCCAGGCATCCCGCTCGGCCTCTTCTGGCGACTTTTCAAAGCCTGTCAAAAGGAATGTGTCAAAATATGAGCGTTTCTTGCCGTTCATAATCCGCTCTCGCGTTCTGCTTCATTGGCCGCCTCCCTCGATTCGCCCTCGGCCTGGGCCGCCTTCGTTTCGGCGGGTAGGAGGCCGCGTTGTTGTAATGCCTGCCGAACTATGAGGCGGATTTGGTCTCGCGGGTCTCGCAATTCCAGGGCCGCCCACCGAACCAAAAGCCTAGCCTCATTTTCATCAAGTGTCACTTGCAACCTAACCATGCCGCACCTCGGAGAAAATAATAGACTCTAGGTTTTGTAACCTAGACCGCTTTTTGGGCCGCTGCTTTTTGGGCCGCTGCTTTTTTCATCGTCTGTTTCTGCGCCTTTTTTTGGGCCGCTGCTTTTTTCATCATCCGATTCGTTTTCATCGTCTGTTTCGTTTTCTCGAAATGCTTCGTTCCGAGTTTGCAGATTTCCCTGCCGACGACCGGATTTATTATAGCTATGTCGCAGAGAGTTATAAACCATTCGCTGGCAAAAAACACTTCTATTGACGGGCGCTCTTTTGGAGATTTACGCCAGTCTCTTGTCGCCTGGGCGATGACAGCGGTGGCTAATTCTTGATATGGATCGTGTTCATTTTCCATTGTATTCCTTTCTATTCTCAATTGCCCATCGCAACTCAGCCACCGGCAAATCGCGCCATTTGGTCGGCGGGTTGGCGCGGACAAGGCGGATTGTCGGGAGATCGAGAGCGCGGCGGATGGCATTACTTTTTGGCTCGTAACCATCCTTGATAATCAGCCGTGCCATCGGCTTTGAAATGCCGAACGTGTCAGAAACGATCCTGTAGCTTTTATTTCCATTATCGTCGGCAGTGGCGGCGTACCGCTCCTGCATTCGCCTACGTATGGCGTCAAAAGGCTTTACGATAGGGCGACGTGGCACGTGCTTCAATTTCATCTCGTTTTACCCCTTGTTTTTCGGCAGAAATCGAAGAGTCCGCCAAAGCCAATTTCTCACCCTAGATTTCAACTCCTCAACGGCAGACCGATAGACCATCGCAGTTGACATTTCGGCATACGTCATCCGGTATTGCTCTGTGACGAGTCTGACATCCAGGTTCATCTCAATCGCCGTATCCGGTTCGCCATTTACTGGCTCAATTCCGCTTCGCTCTCGTCGTCGGATAGCGTACCATTTCCCGGTTTGCATTGTGTCGGCGAAGTTCGTTATCATATCGCGCCACGCCTGCTCTTGCAGTTTAACTTTATACTCAGGTGGAATGTGACTGGCTACTATTCTACTGCCGACGTCGCGTTGTTTATTCATCTCAACTCCATCTCGCTCTGCTCGGCCCTCGTCGTCTCCGCCCCATCTGCCCCGGTTTCAGCAAACAGCGGTTGCTGGCGGGCGGCCTGCTCGATGCGGCGCTCGGCAATCTTGAAGTACTTAGGTAAGATTTCCACTCCAACGAAGTTGCGGCCCAACTGCATGCAAGCGACGCCGGTGCTACCCGATCCCATAAACGGATCGATAACCGTATCGCCCTTATCAGTAAATTGAAGGATTAGTTTACTCATAAGCCCAAGCGGTTTCTCCGTTGGGTGATTGCTTGGCCCGAAGTAACCCCATCGGCTTGTGCCATTATCCCAAACGGCTGGACCACTTCCGCCATTCCATTCTTTACGTCCGGGTACGTGAAAAATGGCGATAGCCTCCCATCCTGTTGACGGGCGATCTCCGGTAAGTTGTGGAATAGGGTTTCGCTTCACCCATATGCCCAAGCGAATAAACTCTAACCCTGTTGGCGGATTTTCCTCAAGTGGTAGGGCGTGATGCCAATCAACGAATGATATGCACCATTTGCGCGGGCAACAGACAGACAATACTTGTCTGATATAACTCGCGTCTACTGATGGAAAATCAATTGCAATTACTCCACCCTTCGGCCCATAATCATAAACCGAACGAGCGCCCGCATGCGTCTTTTCAGAATATGGACTATCAGTAATCACCGCGTCCACGCTCCCGGCCTCAAGCGTGGGCAGGATGGCGAGGCAATCACCACAGTACAGCTTGTACTCGCTCACCTCTCGGCCCTCTCCCCTCTTGCTTCGTGCAAACGCAGGAAATAGAGTCGAGTTATCCAGCGCCACAACAGGCCAAATTGTCTAATGGTCAGCCCATCTAGCCACTGCTTAATTCTATCGGCGTCCTGCTGTGTCACGTCTCGGCCCTCTCCCCGGCGGGCGCGGTCTGCTTGTACCAGGGTTGAAACGATTTGAGCATTTTGACATCCGGCCACTTGCCGTTGAACGCGAATGCACGATCATCTATCGTGATGAAAGCGGCTGGTTTGTGTTCTGGGAACAACAGATAATCCGAGCATATGAACGCTTCAAACTTCTCTTTTAGTTCCGGGCGCTTTTTAAACATCCAGATCGTAAATTGCTCTGCGAACCAGGCGCGCATAGCGCGTATTCCATCTGGCTGATGACTGCGCGATGAAAAAATAATAATTTCAAAATGCTCTTTGGCTGTTTCCAGGAAATCGAATAGGCCAGGTACGACTGGATCGGGAATGACCTCAGCGCCTTTCCAACCGCTCGTATAGGAGTGACATACTCCATCGAAGTCCAAGCACAAGATTGGTTTGCTCATTTCGTCTCCTCGGGCGCGGGGTAAACCGGCGCAGTCTCTAGCATGATGGCCGGGTTTTTCAGTGCCCGTTGCGCTGTTCGGTACATCTGATAGCAAGTATGGTGATCGTGTTTATTGCTGCGTTGATGCAAACGAATGATTTCTTTAAGTGCGCTTATAGCTATCTCTAAACTATTCATCCTCTCAGCCTCCTCCTATCGCCACCGTCCCGCAGATGATGCTCATCAGAAACTTGCCGATGTGTTCGGTATAGGCCGGCGGAATAGCCTGTGATAATTCTGTGCGCGTCATCCAATCAATGCTCATTGCTCGGCGTCCATCGCCAACAATATAATCGTTTCCGGCGATGGTTAGAAAAGAAAAATTTTCAAGAGTCTTTCTTATTCCGGTAAAGTTTCGCCCGCCGCTTGCCTTTCCCCAATGATTGCAGGGATGGGGTGGAAACCAGATAACTGGATTGCATTCAAACAACCGGTGTCGTTGGACGCGCAGGCCGAACATTGAACCACATAGCGTAAGCGGATTGACAAGCGGCGCGCCTTTTACATTTTCGATTACGTAGGGTTTCCCGGTTGCCACCAGCGCCTCTCTGACAGGCTCTATAAGTTTCGGATAATCGCCGTTCTTCAAACTTGCCAGAGTGCTATATTCCTGGCATGGCGGGCTGGCGTGAATGGCGTCAAATTCGTGGCCGTGTTCACGGACGTACTCCAGCGCATCGCCCAAGACGAAAGCAAACGGGTAGCGCGGCATGGGTCGGTTGTCCACGCCCACAATCTCGTCAAAACCAACGCGGTTGTATCCGACTGCGCTTCCGCCAGCGCCGCAAAAAAGGTCAAGGAGTTTCACAATCCCGCTCCGATAATCGCGCCGCAGACGGCCAGGGCCGCCACGCAAGACGAGCAGACCACAATCAGGAATAGCACCGCCTCGACCGCCCGGCGCTGGCGGCGGGTGCGCGAGTTGTTGCGGGCGATGTACCTGTCAATTTTCATCGGGCATCTCCGGGAGCGGCAGGTTGGGTATCGGTCAAATCCTTAGATGACCGAACGCCAAAGACGAAATCTAAAAACTCGTGGCGGGCATCATCATCGCCGTCGCATAGCTCGCTCAAGTGAATGCGGATGGACTGCACCCGGCCCGGCGTCACCGGATACGGCGGGCGCGGTCTTGTGTTCATCCATTCTTTGAAGGCGAGAATGTCAACGCTCATTTTGATAATACTCATTCAACGCGGCTTGCGCCTTTGGTCTGGTATCTCGCTCACGTTGATAAATCCCCGCTCCTGACACATCCCGAACAGGCGGCTCCAATTCTTGCCGCCCATGCGGGCCTGCATCTCATCGGGCGTCATGTTGCTGGTGAGCAAGAACGGCTGATGGGCATCGTAAGCATAGTTCGTCAGCTTGTAGAGTTGCTCCTGCCACCAGCCCAGTGAGTCGGGTCGGACATGCTCCACGCCGAAATCATCCATGATGACAAAGCGCGCCTGCCGGAACTGGCGCAGATAATCGGACGTCGAATGAGAGTCATAGGACTGCATGATCGCATCCTTGAATTGTTCGGTGGTGAGAAAAACGCCTGTCCGATCTGGTATCTCGCCGCCCGGCGTGGAGATGGTCAGAGTTGCGTACAGCGCGTTAGCCGCGCATCGGGCAAGAAGCGTCTTGCCGTTGCCGTAGCCCCAGCCCACCCCGCCCGGTATGCCCTGAACATTTGCCCACAATACCAATCCCCGCCCATCGCCGGAGTAAGCATCTTTCGTCCATTGCTTGACCGCCGCCAGCGCCGCGCTGGCGGCGCGGTGTATGGCCGGATTGAAGGCGGTGAAAGCGCTGTCAATCACAAGATATGGGCTGGCCGGCTGTAAGGGCGAGAGCGTCGGCACGCTGTTGCTCCCCGATGGCGTTGCCGATTGGCTGGCTAATTGCTTTGCCGCGAGTAGTTGGATAGATTGCATGTCCGTTGTTTCCTTGTCTGATAATGCCGATTTGCTCCTGTAATTTCCAGAGCGTCGGTGGCTTCCCTTGCTTGGCCCGCCAATCATCGCCCCACCACCACTGGCGGAAGGATTCAATGTCGGCGGCGGAATATTCTGCTTTTGAAAGAACGGCCCGAACCTTGCCAATAGAAGCCCCTGCGGTTTTAGGGTCTACCTGACAACAGACTGTAATGGCGTCAAAGAGTTCATCGGGTTGGCGTGGGGCGGGCGCGGGGGGTTTCGCGCCCCTCTTCTTTGGTTCTACTTCTTTGGTTCTACTTAATGATTCTACTTCTGTATGTGTTTTCGGGGGGGGTGTGTATGTGTTTTCGGGGGGGGTGTGTATGTGTTTTCCATACACGGCAAAAGATGGGCGATATAGATTACTCGTGCCGGGCCGTCTGACAATCTCCAGCAATCCGGGGATTTTTTCAAGTTCTAGAACGGAGTGCGATACAGTTACCTTATCGTATCCCGTCTCCAGGGCGATGGTTCGCACGGCGGGCCAGGCCTCGCCCTCCTCGTTGACGTGCAGGCAAACCGCCATGTACACCGCCAACTTTGCGCCTCTGAGTTGGTGCATCACGTTTCGGAAGGCAATCCCGAATTTTATCCACCCAGCGGTGGTAACGGTTTTAAATGTTCCCTTGCCAGTGTCAATGAGCTGGACGGAGGGCCGCTCGAATTGGATGATGGGCAGGCCGGACAATTCTTGTAAGTCGGCTAACTCTTGCTCTGATACCTCATTCGTTTTGGGGTTGAATTTCTTTCGCATGGCAACAAAAAACTCCTTCGCTTGTGGTAGTCGGATAGCCGGTCAAGGGTGGGCTGGTGAGGCCCTCGCTAGTCCGACTCCCACAAATGAAGGAGTCTGATTCCTTGACCTGTTTTCCTTCGCCCTCAGCACCATCTGGTAGGGCTTGCCCGTTCTTTATCCGAGCATAAGTATTTTACTCTTTTCGCCTGTCGTTGTCAACATGCTCGCCAGTCTACACCCGCCCGCCGCCGGGCGCAAGCGGGAAACGAGTCACTTCGGGCCGCGTGGCCCTGAGATAATCCAGCACTTCCAGCAGTTCCCGCCGCCGGTGTCTCAGCCGCGCCCACGTGAAATAATCGTCATCCGCCGCCATCCCCATTGACGCCCGCCACGTGCTCCACCTGATCAGCCAATCCGCTAATTCGGCAGTCCATTCCAGACCGTAGCGGGCGACGGCGCGGCTCTGGGCGGAAGCGGTCATGGACTGTATGAGCCATCACCGCTGTTGAGTGCTTCGCCTAGCGGGTCGGGTGATTTGGCGGCTTTCTCCAGCTTATTCACCCTGGCCTGGAGTGCGATGACGATGTCGCACAAAACCATGATAGCGGTAGACAAATCTTCTATCTCAACACAATTCTTCCAGCCAATTCGGTCTATGATTCCTTGAGGCGAGTATTTGGTGTAAATGTCAAACATGTCAATTCCTTTCGCTTCGGCGGCCCGCTCCCTGCTCGCGGGCCGCCGAGTGCCGCGCCCCCGGTTAGCGCGGGTATTCCTCGCCGTAAAGCGCCGCGCTATCACGCTCGTTCTTGGTCTTGAGTGCCGCGTCAATGGCGGCGGGGTCTGGTTTATATTCATCATCGGCAGACGGCTGTTCAGCTTCGACAGGTCCAGCTTGTGGCTGATGCTCAATCCATTCTCCGCCTAGCACATCATCTGTATCGCTCTCACTCACAGCCAAGCCGAAAGGCACGTCAAAGCGCCGCTTGATTGCATCAGCCTCGGCGCGCTTCATTGCGCGTTGAATAAGAGTCATCTTGCTATTTTCGGCGGGATTGGCGAAACCAATGCCGAGTGTGTAGGGTTGATCGCCCATCATGCCGGAGGCCTGCTCGAATTTCATGCCAAGCTTGGTGAATTTCTCAATCGCGCCCACGTATTGCATGATTGTTTCGGTGTCAAACAATCGGCATTCAAACGCCAGACACCCCTCGGGGATGCCATACCGCTTGCGCTGTTCAGGGTTGGTAATCTCGATGAAGTTACACCAAAAATTCCCTTGAACCTGCTCACGCGCCTTTTTGCGTAAGCCCTTGATTCCGATCATAACGCCGCTTCCGGGGATAATCCAGATTTCGCCGTTGAATGGGTCAAGACCGTGCATCACGCTGGCCTGGGCCAGGGCTAGACGTTGCTCGCCGTCGAGTTTCTTTCCACCGGGCAATATCATCATTCCGAGCCGCTCATTGATTTCCCGCACATCATCCCGGCTTGCCCACTGAGTTAAAGCTGTAGTTTTTGAGTTCATAGTTGTCTCCTCTGCGCCAATGTTTCGCGGTCTACGCGCGCCGCGTTCGCGCTCTGGCTGGCCGGGCCGATTACCGAGCCTGTTGCTCCTTCAGCTTTTAGTGGCGCGTCCGAGATTCGAACTCGGAGGGCGTGGGGCAGGCCGACCCTGCTCAGCCTTTCGGCGGCCTACGCGCCATGATGTTGTCGGGATGGAATTTCTCGCGTCTTTGTGCCTCTTCCCCGAAGATACCTCATTTTGTATTTTAGCCAATCTCTATAAGATTTTTCCTCCTCAAGGATATTAGTAGGCGTATCCAATGTTTGTAAGTGTCGTAAATTCCCTCTACTATTCAATTCTATTGCTAATATCGCTTGAGCATGTTTGATGTGTAGATAGGGCACAATATCTTTTAGGAAGGCAACGGCGTCTTTGCCATGCAATTGCCAAGCGCGGGCCTTAGTTGCTTTACCAATTGATTGAATACTCCCTCCCCAAAATCTTTGACTAATCTCAAGGACTTTAGTTTGAATATTAGTAAGGGTAACTCTTAACGAACGACGAGTCGTGTCAATGCAACCCTCTCCGTCAAAGAATCCAGCCAGATAACTCAAATCTATCTCGGTAGGCTCTGACATGTTATTATTTTCCCTTATGCTCTTTGCAACACCGGCAGTGGCCGCAGTGAGTTTGCCAGCCATACCACGCCAGCACGCACCGCCAGCAAATGCCCGATAAGAATTTGAACATTTTCATTCTCCTTGCGCCGCGCTAATTGAATCCGTTGATGAATTTGATAACTTCCTCTTTGGTGTTGAGTAGGCCACCCAACACCATCATTACCCAAAGTTTTTCGCCGGGATGGTTCTCTGTTTCAGTATGCTTGCGAAGATCGGATAGCATAGACGCCATTGAACTCGTCAAGTCTCCGGCGTTGGCGTATTCTAACGCCCGCTCTTTGCACCATGCTAAATGCTCGGCGCGTGTAATCGTTTGTTCCATGTGTTTTTCATCTCCTCTCTGTTGTTAGGGTTGCCCGCGCCCTGTGCGACGCGGGCGGGAAAATCCTACTGCCAGTTACACGTCCGGCTCGGCTTTCCTTTTCCTGTAAGCAATTCAGCTAAACCTAACTTCAAGCTGGCTCACTTGTTGGCTGGCTGACAGTGGCATGACTCAGCAACCATGCTGTACCTTTGCCCATCTCAGCTATATAGACTGATTTCGGTAACACTGCGCCAACTTCTCAGCCGATGCTATCTGCCAACCCGCCGCCCGGCACAGCGGCGATCCTGTTTCGGCATTCCGCCGCAGGATACGGAAATTGAAACGCGGTTGCGGATTGGCATTTGCCACACGCCCCGGTTAGGCCAACAGACCGTCAACAATCATCTCCGCCAACTCCAGCGCATCGTCGGAGTTTAGCTCAACGTTCAGCGTCATCAGCAAGAATGCCTCATATGCGACAGACTCGATGCGCTCGGCCTCTTCGTCTGGAATGGGCTGAATCATTAGTGCGCTCCTTCCGAACGTGAGTACTCGCTCTCGGCCAGGCGGTCGGCCACGTCCGCGAGTTCGTCGGCGCTTCGAACCGGAAACATTCGAATTATGTCATCGTCTGTTATCGGCGGCAATTCCGCCAGCGCCGCCTCAACTGCTTTGATTGCCGCCCTCAGCGGGAGCGCAACCGCGCTGGCCGTCCGCCAGTGGTTGGCGGCGATGTCGGCGGCGACGATTAGGTTTCGGATGGCGGTGTCCATTTGTTGTGTCATTTCATTATCTCCTGTAAACCCTTTTCCTGTTCTTTCCGCGCCCGCTCCCGCGTCTTAGCCCGGCACGTCCCGGAGCAGTGCGCCCGCTCGTAACCCCGGAAAGATATCCAGTAGTACGGGAGATAGAGCGGCTTGATTTCACTTTTGCAGGCGTAGCACCTGCTGACTGGTTTTTGTTTGACGCTCATTTCGCCTCCCATCGCATTTGCGACCTGAGGGTCGCTACCTTGCGTCCGTCGCGTTTGGCGGCGGCTTGTTCGGCGGTCTGATAGGTCAGGCTCCGCGCCTGAACGAATGTGATTGCCGCCGCCTCGTTGAGACACTGGACACCGCCGCGTTTGCAGGCCTTGTTTCCAGCAGGAGAGCAGGGACTAATCCAGCCATTTTTGAAAATGACTACGTCGGGATGGGCTTGGGTAGTCATTTCAATTCGCTCCCCGCTGGCGGGAATGGCATGCCCCGCTTCACTGCCCACTCGTGAATAATCTGGCGTAGAGCCAGCGAAAAATTGTAATAGCCCATCTCTTTCGAGAGAGCATTTACAATCTTTTCGTCCTCGGCGGCCAGGCTGACGGACATTTTTCGTTTCACGGGGCGCTTACTATTTTTCTGTCTCATGCTACTATTTTACCACTATTTGCTACTTTTGTCAACACCCAATTTTCAGACCCCGCCTGCCTAACCAGGGTATGACTCCCGTCACAATTGCGCCTTGCCCGAAATGTGCTAGACTCTACGCAGTTGGGCAGGCGGGGCGGTTTCCTCCTCGCGCCTTCGGCTATCGCTCAGGATGCGTTCTCCTCTCGCCGTCTCGTTCTGCCCTATTCGACAAGGAGATTACATTATGTTCAAGATCGTGTTTTGGCTGGCTTGGCATTTCGGCAAGCATTCGCGCGTTGGCACAACTGAGCGCGTGGACTTTTTCGGCATGCGATTTATGCGCGAGACTGTATAATCCATTCGTTGGTTGCGGACCTGCCCGATTCTAATCGCCTCGTGATTAGAATCGGGCAATCCAATTACAGGAGATAACATCATGTTGTGCTAGACTATCCCCATCGGGCAGGGCGGGGCGGGTTTCCTCCTCGCGCCAAGCGGTCTCCTCTCATCGTCCCCCTGCCCCTATTTCAATAAGGAGAATCTCGTGGACAAATTCAAGGCATTACTCGCATCCCGCAAGTTTTGGGCGGCGGCTGTTGGCACTGGTCTGGTTGTAGTCAAAGCGTATCAGCCCGATTTTCCGCTCACTGAAGACCAGCTCACCAACGTGGTCTACGTCATCGTCGCCTACATTCTCGGCACGGCGATTGAATCAAACTCTGGCCCTCTGCCGCCATTCAAAAGTAAGTGATGAACTGGCAAGCGGCGGGGATCGCGCTCCTGTTCGCTGTTGACGTGGCGCTATTTGCGAATCGGATTGGTCTTTCTCCTGTCGGTTGAGATTTTGAATCATGTTATCAACTGGCGCAACAATCACCTATGACCTGGCCCGAACTGACCGCAATCGTGATGGCCGTCGTCGCCCTGGGCGGTATGCTGATTCAATGGCGCAATGGACGGGCCGCGGTCCGGGCAGGCGACGCCTCTGCCGCACGCGACATCAGCGAGGCCTATCAAACGCTCATTGAACCGCTGGAAATGCGGGTCAAAGACCTTGAGGAGAAATTGGCCGTGTCGGACGCGAAGGCGACCCGGCTCGAAAAAGAACTTGATCTGATGCGGGTGCGCGAGGAAGAATACCTGGCCGGTATCCGCGTCCTCATCAGTCAGATTGTTTCTGCCGGCGAACGACCGCTCTGGAAGCCAAAGGATAGCATCGGATGACTACCAATTTACTCGCTAACCCAGATTGGACGAAAGGAACGTCTACTCCATTTACCGACCCGGCTCATGGCAACGTCGTGCGCGGTAACATGCGCGTCCCGAATGGCTGGTATTTTGAATTTGTCGAGGGTCTGCATCCACGTCTTCCGGAACAGGATGCTAATGCTCCCTGGCTGGCTCCTGAGCTTACATTTCGCTCGGCCAATGGCGCGGTACACGGTCAGACCGCGACCGAGGCGCTTCCACTTAGCGAGTTGGATTTATATTTGGCCCCTGATGCGCCTGTGGTCTACCATGCGTTCAAAGCGTTTGGGATTCAAATGTGGGAACTTGGCACCAGAGATGTGCGTCCGGCTGGAGACTACAAATTTTCGATTGAGCTTTTTAACGATGTCTATTTCTCGCGCAATCAACAGAAAGTTCCGCCTGATGATCCGCGAGCTATGGAGTGGCGTATTTCTCTTGGTACGGATACCGACGAGGCCATAGCCTGGATGCCATCTAATGATGGATTTCGCAAATGGCGCACAGTCGAGCGCACATTCATCCATCCGGGCGGTCAGCTGGACGTTTCGCTCGAAGTCCGGGCGCGGTGGGGCGTGGATACCGTTGGTGCGTTCCTGCGCCGCCCATCGCTCGTGGCGTTGAATGCGCCGCCGACGCCGCCCGTTCCCCCTACGCCTCCCCCAGGCGGGGGCGTAGCTACTGATAAGCTAGCGCTCCTAACTACGCTCGTCACCGCGCTCGATGTGCGGATCGGGCTGGTAGAGGCGGTGGTGAACGGCCTCAAGGCTGACCGGGATGCGATTCTCACTGAACTGCTGAGGATACGCAACCTGCCTGCTGATTAGCGGCTGTAAATCTCTCTCAGAGGCTTCCTAGCGGTGATTGAGATTATCCTGCCATGTCCCGTCTCGCTCTCCCCCAACCGGGCGCGCACTGTTCCCTTGTCCGCCCGTACCGGCCACGAACATGACGATAGAGAGGTTGGTCGTCAGGCCGTCCTCTCCCAACTCTCCCCGCTCCCCACGTTTCCCCCTGGCGACATCCCGCTGACGATCACCATCTATCCACCATATGCGCGTCATTTGGACGCTCTCAGCGTGCACTACATGCTGAAGGCGCAGCTAGACGGCGTGGCCGATGCGCTTGTCATTGACGACTGGCGTTTCTGGCCGGTCATGTTGGATCGGGGAAATCCAGTGGCTGGCGGGCAGGTTCGACTCCGCCTGAGCACCGATGGTCTGTAGTGGCTGGCTTGGCTTGGGCGTAGATTGGCGCGTTCGGCGTTCGGGCTTTTCTGCGAACTCTGTACCGCTGGAATCAAAAGCCGCCACAGTCTCCCTGGGGACTCTGGCGGCGGGGGGGGAACTTGCGCTAATCGTGCGTGCAATTACTCCGCTCGACTGGCGTATGCTGTAGGCCGCCCGCGCGCCGCTTCCGTTCCGGGCGTACCCGGTCAATCTACCGCGCAACGGGTCAACACCGTCTGCGCTACGCCGTCTCTCTCGCCGTGAGACTTGATTGGGCATAGATACAACCACCACAGAATCGGGCCGGTGTCATCATCTCGGCCTTTATCGTATCCAGTCAAGATGTATTTCTGTCCCTTGTACTCAAGCTCCATTCCGAGCGTGGGCATCCATGCGCCCTTCCAGGGTCGTGTAATGGTAACGCCGTTGGGTTTGATTTCGCCTTTGAGCGTCTTTGATTTCTCGTTCATCGTCAATCTCCTGCGGGTGGAGGCTCAATCTCCAGCGACAGCAATTCGTCGTATCCGCTATAATCGCGATCATCCACGAAACAGTTGTAACCTGCTGCCTCAAGGAAATCGCTCGGATGGGCAACGCATACGTCGAACGCGAACGATGGTTGACTGGCCCAGTATGGCCTGGCCGCGCCGGGCGTCCAGTAGAGTTTCAAGCCCAGGCCGTCCAGGTTGTCGAGTTGAGACATCATAAATTCAATTTTCGTTTTCTCGTTCATCGTCAATCTCCTGCGGGCTGTAGGCCGCCCGCGCGCCGCTTATCGCTCCCGCCGTAGCGGGTCTGTTCACACCGTTTGGCACATTGCCTACATCATCCCCAACGCCGTTCTCAGCGCGGCGTTGATTGCGGCATTGATTGAGATTTGCCGCCTCTTCAATTCCCGGTACAGTACCGGGTCAATTCTGATGCTGAGCGTCGGCCAGTCCCTCACCCGCGTGCCGACGGGCTTGGGCTTCGGGCCGGGTTTGTTGCGTTTGGTAATAGTTGGTTTTGTCATTGCGATTCTCTTAGGTTGTAAGCGCCGGTCATGGTGTAAATTTGCGCCCGCCGAGTTGGTTTAGAATGGTAGTTACTATTTGTAGTGAGAGTCAGTAATTTGTGTCATTTCCATATCTCCTAATCTCCTATCTGAGCAGACTGAATAAGTTTTCAATTTATTTGTCAGTTTCCGCGATGTAATTGAGAATCGCATTTCGCTTATCTTGCTCCGCGATTCGTTCTGCGAATTCCTCGTTGAATTTCTTCTCAGCCTCAATCTCGCAATTTTCGTGTTCTACCAATTCGTTGCCGTAATCAATGTGCCATACTAACTCTCCGCATTTCGTGCAAACCGACTTCTCGAAAACTTCGTACATCACATCCGCTTTGCCATTGCCGCGAACGTAGTTGATTTCCGCGATTTTAAATTCGGCTTGTGGTCGCTTCGCAATCATGAAATCTATCATTCCCTGTGCCGCTTGTTTTGTGCTTCTGGTAGCCATTTCCTTATCTCCTGTTTGAAATAATGATACCACGAATTGCTCACCAGAGTCAAGTTTTCCCGCTCGTCCTGCCATCCGTGATACCGCGAAATAGCCTGAAAATAAGCGGTTTTCGCGGCCTGGATAATTTAAGGTTGGTATGATTCCGCCTGCCCGTCAAACCGCATATTTGCGCCGACTGCGAACGGTGATACAATCGCAATGATGACCACTCCGATTCACGTCATGCAAATCGCCAAAACCTACCCATCCGGCAACGAGCTATGGATATGCCCGGATTGTGGACGCCGGATAGTAGTTACCTGGTCTCCGAGATACGAAACCCTGGTCGGCATTCCTGGCGACGAAACGGCAAATCACGTCGGCGGCAAGGGCGGCTTGCAAATTACCGGGATGAGAGTTGAACAGGCCGATGGCTGACAGTATCATTACCATGTTCGCCTTCTCCGCCGACGATCCGATGCAGATCATCGCCAAATTCGCCGATATGATTCAGTGGCATAATGAACATGGCGGCGAGTGGCCGACCCTGCCGACGCCAACACCCGCGCCCAGGTTCGGCAAAATCAACGGCCTGGCTCGCGCCCGCTCCGAACCACACGCCGCTCCCGAAACGCTGATAACTGAACTCAACGATACCGCGCCGCCGCTAGTCATCGTCGGCCCGGTGCAGATGTGGATTTACGCGCCGCGACTCACGGTGAGCGAATGAACTACGTCCGCCGTCTCCGCTCCTGGTTGGCGCATAAACTCTGGTTCGCGCGCCTGCTCCTGGCGGTGATTTTCAACAGGCCTCTACCGAAATGATTGACCGCCTCAATTGCTTTCTTCGCATGATTGCCTATCTCCTGTTCTGCGCCGGGGTGTTGCGATGACCAAACTCTCCGCCTATCGCCCTCAGCGCAAAAATGCAAATCGGCATCGTCCGCTTGGTATGAAACACTTGGCTGATGGCATCGGCAAATATGGCGTTGCCGATGGCATTACCGTTGCCGCCGATGGCGAGAGCATTAGCGGCTCGGCTCGTATTGAAACGCTGGCTGATATTATGCCGGATGTGACAATCGTAGAGGTGGAAACTCACGGCAAAACTCTGCTCGTCAATAAGCGCATGGACATCCCGAATGCCGACGACCCAAAGGCCCAGGAACTTAGCGCCGTTGCGAATATCGCTCCTCGCAATAATTATGATGCAGACGGCGAACTGCTCGCGGCCCTGGCTAATGCCGCCGATGACGATATTCTCAAGCGGATGATTGAGGCCGACGAGATGAGTTTGGACGCGGTGCTTGGTTTTTCTCAACAAGCGCAATCCGGTGACTTTGAAGAAATAAGTAAAAGCAAGATCGATAACGAAATACCGGAAATGGAATTGCAACTAGGGGAGAGTTACGATTACATTGTTCTAGTTTTTAAAAGCCAGCTCGATTTTCTGCAAATGGTTGACTTGTTGAAAATCAAGAAAAGCGCCGTTACAATTCGGGATGACCTGAGAAAATTCGGGGTGGGCCGGTGTATTAATGGAGAACGCGCGCTGTCGCTTATGCGTCATGGATGATTTTGCTGTTGTAATCCCATCGCGGAGCAGGCCCTTCACAGCCAGGGCGTGCGCGCTTTTATTTCACAATCCGTTTGTCTGCGTTGCGGAAAGTGAAATAGACGAATACCGAAGCCGCAACGTTGATAATCTCATTTCACATCCTGACGCCGTAAATGGTATCGGCCAAATGCGAAAATGGATTCTCGACAACTTCGAGCACAATGTCGTGGTTATGGTTGACGACGACGTAACTGGAATGTGGGTCAATACCGGAGAATTTGGGCGTATGGTAACTGATTCAAAAGTGATAACCTCAGTCTTGGTGAATACGGCCAACGTCGCCAGCGATTTAGGCGCTCACGTTTTTGGATTTAGCCAGTCGTGGGATGTCAGGAAATACAACGCCCTGCACCCTTTTTCTCTTTGTACCTGGTTCGGCGGAGTTATCGGTTTCGTTGGACGGAGCAAAGACGTACGGTATTCCGATCGTTGTCTGAGGGTTGACATTGATTATTGTCTGCAATCGCTCGTAACCCATCGTGTCGTTTGGCAGGACAGCCGATACGCCTTCGTTCAGAATCGCGCATCGGCGACGGGCGGAAACTCCATTAACAGATCACGCGAGCGCGACGTTGCCGAAATAAAATACCTGCTCCAGAAGTGGGGCAGGTACTTGTCAATTTCACTTACGAAAGGCCGCGAGATAAGACTTCTGTTAAATGTCCGGCGCGCCCGGTCTATTAAGTGGCTGGGTTGATGAGATCGTCAAACAGCCCCGCCTCCCTGGGCAACAAAGCCGCTTGTTCATCTCTGAAAAAGTCGGCTTTGGTTTTACTGTTGGCCTTGCCGAAAGCAGTATGCACATCGTAGGCGTACTGGGGAATCTCTATGCCGCTCACGTCGCTGCATTCTGATAGAATGCTGTTTACATCATCGTCATTTATGTTTTTCTGGTCATACACGAGATTGGTCAGATGATCGGCGTCCCGACACTTTCTTGCCATTGCCAGCAAAATAGTCGCTTTGGCTAGAAAGATTCGACCCCTGCCTTTTTTGTGTTTATTGATTACCTGCCATGAACGGTACAGCGATTCTATTTCGTGGGTTATCACACCCCAACAGTCCTCAGCTGAGATGGTTAGGAGACGCCGCCAAGCATATTCGGCAAAATTGCTTTCAAACAGTTCTACGGCGAAATATCCGGCGAGCTTTGCATCCCCGCGCCGGATCGATTTTTGAAGCGCCGATGACACTTCAAGAAGATTGTACCCGCGTTTTGTTTTTATTTGATACATTTTTGTTCAATCCTCTCCGGACTTACTTTATAACAGTTTTGAACCTCCGACGATTGATATTTGATATTTTAAGGTTTTATACTTTATCATGTAAATTATCGGGTAGTGTGTAAAATGACAGACTCCATCCCACCCACTGACCGCAAGCAGACCCGGCGCACTTTCGCCAAATCGAGTGCCATCGAGTATCAGAAGCGCGTCGAGACCGTTCGCCGCCTGATTCTCTCCGGGATGGACAGCGCCCCTATCGTTCAAAACGTTACCGAAATGTGGGGAGTTACAGAACGGCAAGCGCGAAAATATATGATGGTGGCACGCCAGAAAAATCAGGCTTATCATGACTTCATAGAGGCTGAAATGTTTGCCGAGCATATTGCCATCCGCCGTGACATCCGCCGCCGCGCTCAGGCCGCCGGTGACATGAAAGCCGAACTCGCCGCCGCTCGCGACGAGGCGCAACTCATTGGCTTATATGCCCCGACCAAGATCGCCCCGACCACGCCCGACGGCCAAAGCGAATGGTTATCTATCTCCCAACTCGCCCGCGAGATGGGCGTCACCGAATCCGAAGCCCGCGCCCTAGTCGAACAAACGGCAACGCGGCTGGCGGCGCTCCCCGAATCGGCCACGTTGCTCGAAGAGATCATGACCGGCAAGTCGCAAGTCGCACAGGGAGAATCGGACTGATGCCTATCGGCTGGTTCATCACTCCTTACAAGCGCGATTTGGCTGACACTGCCCCGTCTCGCTACTGCGCCATGCAGGACGCGGATAGCGTCATCCGCCTGGATGATGGCGACTGGCAGGAAACGGAAGTCTTGCACTCCGGGAGAATCGGAAAAGCAATCGTCAAAGTTAGAGCGTCGGCGGCCACCCTCGCCGACATTGCGACGATGTTCCTCCGCCTGCCGAAGAACGCGCTCGATGACCCGCTGTCCGACCTCTCGCCCGCGCAGAGAACAGCAGTCAGGGACGAACTCGAGGATATGGGCTACACGCTGGCCGAGATACAAACCCGCTTCGGCAATCGCATTCAGGATTTCACGCTGGGCGACGTGATTCGTTTCGCGGCCAGCCGCCGACAAAAGCCGCGCTTTGACGGCGCGAACATCATCTGTGACGGAGTCGTTCAGGCGTGCCGCGACGTGAACGATGTCCATCAGACGTGTTTCGGTGATGTTGACTGGACGCGAATAAAATCAATACGCGATACGTTACTGGCCGAGTACGATGCTACGCTCCAGACTATCCGCCTCTCGCAACGATTGCCGAATTTGCCGAAACATGAGCGCGCCGCTATTCTCGCCCTGTGCGGACGCGCCGGATATGCCTTCGACAAGATCAAACCGGACACCTTCCCGACGACGGGCGTGCTGGACAACTTCAATCGAGCAGACGGCGATGACGGCGCAAACTGGAATTCCACGTTTTGGGGGGATGGATCGCCAGCAATCGTATCAAACACAGTATGGGCTAGTACAAGCGCAAGTGCTTATTGGAGTCCGGCGACTTACGGCCCGGATTCCGAAGTTTTTGAAACTATCGTCACAAAACAAAGTAGTGTGCGAATCTATCTGTTTTTGCGTTGTGTGAATCCCGGCGCATCTACGTTAGATTGTTACACCAGTGTTTTTGAAGTCTCTGCGGGTACGGATTTTTTTCAAATCCGACGGATAGACAATGGCGCTACAACAACTTTAGGGGCAAATATGTCGCAAGAGGTGACTAACGGAGATTCTTACGGCCTCGAAATGATAGGGAGCACATTGACACAATACTATAAGACCGCAGGTAGTTGGGCTTCGTTGGGAACTCGCACTGATTCGACGTACACCGCCGCTGGAAATATCGCACATGGAATATACAACAACGTTTATCGCGGCGATGACTTCGGAGGCGGGACGGTGGTGACTGTTCTACCATTTAAGCAAAAGATTATTTCTCAAGCGGTCAATCGGGCCTCCACCTATTAGGAGTTTATCATGGCAAACACTTACATCGTTTACAATGGGCCAATGGTGACGACTGCCGCGCCGGTTTCAGTGACGACCGGCACGTCCATCAAGACTTTACTCCAACTCAAACCGGCGGCCAATTTCCCGCTGTCCGTTGTCGAATGGGGCATCTCGTTTGACGGAAGCGCGGCGGCCACGCCGGGCAAAGTCGAACTTATTGACGCTGGCACAGTATTTGCTACTGTCACCTCATTCGCGGCGGCGGATGCGATGCCATACAACGATCCCAATGCGCCAGCCAACACCGCCGCTGGAGCAACCAGTGTGCCGCTCAATATGACGACTACCGCAAGCGGCTTTACATCCACCGCTGAAGGCACAATCGTTGCGACTCGCCTACTCGACATTCAACTTCTGCCGCCGACCGGTCCCTACGTCAAACAATTCCCGCTCGGCCAATTTCCGAAAGTTGTTCCCGGCAATTCACTTCGCGTCCGGGTTCATTTCGCGGCGGCGATCAACGCATTGTGTTACGTTGTATTTGAGGTCTGAGTCGTGGCTCGCTTTGGCCGCTCGTTTCCGATCCGGGCGCATCTCCCGAAATTACTGCCGGGCGTCAATGCTTACACGTTGACCGCCGGACAGGGGAGCTACGCTCTCACCGGACAGGCGACCGGTCTTATAGCCTCCCGTCTGCTTACGGCGGCTCAAGGCAGTTACACACTGACCGGGCAAGCGCTCGCGTTGAATCATGGTTTTATTCTGACACTGACTCAAGGTGCGTACGCACTCACCGGGCAGGCCACTGGACTATTGGCCGCCCGGCTGTTGACGGCGGCGCAGGGAAGCTATACCTTAATTGGGCAAGCGCTCGCGCTCAATCACGGCTTTATCCTAATCCTGGCGCAGGGGAGTTATACCCTTACCGGGCAAGCGGCGGGATTACTCGCGGCCCGCTTGCTAACAATGGCACAGGGGTCGTATACTCTGAGCGGGCAGAATGTTGGCCTGCTTCGCGGCCTGATATTGGCGTTGGCGCAAGGAAGCTACAGTCTCACGGGTCAGGAAGTGATACTCCGGCGCGGCGTATCACTCACGATGGGGCAGGGTACGTATGCGCTGACGGGCCAAAGCGCTGGACTCGTAGCCGCTCACCTGCTTATTGCCGGACAGGGGAGTTACACATTGGCCGGGCAAGCGGCTCTGCTCATTGTCGCCCGATTGCTTACTGCCGGACAGGGGAGTTACACGCTCACCGGGCAGACGTTGAACTTTACACTGGCGCGGATGTTGATAATGGCCTACGGCGCGTACGTGCTGACAGGCCAGAGCGCCAATCTGAATTACAGCGGGGCAGTTGTCCTGTTGACCCAGGTCGCGAAAATCTATTCGGGCGCGGCAACTATCATTATTGAAAGCGGCGCGGCAACGGCGAAGATCGAAAGCGGCGCGGCGACTATCACGATTCAGGAGTAATAATCATGGCGACCTATAACAAATTTCAAGCGTTCGTAGAGCACGTGGCCGAGAAAGTGCACAACCTCAGCGCCGATGCGCTGACGGTGGCGCTGTGCGCGACTGCCAATGCGCCGGTAGCGACCAACAGCGTGTTGGCCGACCTGACACAAATCAGCTATACCAACCTCTCGGCGCGGGTGCTGACCATTTCCAGTTCATCGCAAACAAGCGGCACGTACAAGCTGGTGCTGGCTGATCTGGTGCTGACCGCCTCAGGCGGTGCTGTTGCCGCATTTCAATACGTCGTCATCTACAACGATACGCCGACTTCGCCCGCCGATCCGCTCATTGCTTGGTACGATTACGGCTCGGCCCTCACGCTTGCCAACGGCGAGACGTTGACATTGGACTTTGACGCCACGAATGGCGTACTACAGATTGTCTGATGGTTACTCTGCCTCCCATCGTCGTCGGCGACCGCAAGCGGACGATGACCATCACCTGGACGGATACTAATGAGGTTGCCGTCGATCTCACCGGTGCGACGATTACCGGCGAGATCAAAAACATGAGCACCAGCGCTGAGACGTCGATCTCCGGCACATTGGCACTCGTGACGGCGGCCAGCGGGATATTCTCGTGGGCGCGTTCGGCGGCAGATGTGGCGACGGTCGGCGATTACTTGGTGCGGTTCGTGGCAACCTATACCGGCCCGCTGGATACTAAATCATTTGCCGCTTACTGGCGGGTGAAGGACGAATTTGAGACATGACCCTCTCGCTCGTCTTTGCCCAAGTCGTTACTGCCCGCGCTTTGCAGATGGTTGCCAATCGCCCGCCGAAAATGAAATTCAGGGGCGCGGCGCTGGCCCTGCAATCCGTCCGGGACGGCGAGGTTGTCATCAGCGGCCCATCGGAAACGGGCAAGACGATAGCGGCCCTCGCTCTGGTGGACAGATTGGCGCGGGAAAATCCGAAACTGCGTGGGGCAATTGTCCGCAAAATGCGGGTGGACATGGATGCAACCGTGCTGGACATCTTCAAGCGGCACATTCAGAGGCCAGACGTTACCGTGTTCGGCGGGTCGAAGCCGGAGTGGTACGAGTATCCGAATGGCTCAATCCTCTACGTCGGCGGCATGGACAGGCCGGGGAGAGTGTTGTCAGGTTCGCTCGACCTGGTCTACGTCAATCAGGCAGAGGAGTTGTCATTGCCCGATTGGGAGACGTTTACCACCCGTGTCACCGGACGGGCGGGTGCGCTTCAACCGGGCCTGATGCTGGGCGACTGTAACCCTGGGCCGCCGACGCATTGGCTCAAGGCGCGTCCGCAAATCGCGATGCTTGAATCACGGCACGAAGACAATCCGGCGCTCTATGACGATGATGGGCAAATCATGGAACAGGGCAGGCGGACAATGACCGTCCTCGACGCGCTGACTGGTGTTCGTAAGGAGCGGCTTCGCTTCGGGCGATGGGTAAGCGCCGAGGGCGCGGTGTACGCCTTTGACCCGGCCTTGCATCTGATTGATGAGATGCCGCTAGGCTGGCAGAACTGGCGCAAAGTTCGAGCAGTTGACTTCGGGTATACCAACCCATTCGTTTGCCAGTGGTGGGCGATTGACCCGGATGGGCGGATGTATCTCTATCGCGAGATTTACGTGAGCGGGCGATTGGTGGAAGACCACGCGGAACAAATCAAATCTCTAAGCATGGGCGAACAAATTGAATACACGGTTGCCGACCATGACGCGGAGGACAGGGCAACGCTGGAGCGGCATGGAGTGACGACCCTCAAGGCTAAAAAGGAAATCGGTGTTGGTATTCAGGCGGTGGAAAAGCGGCTGGCGAAAGCGGGTGACGGCAGGCCGCGCCTGTTCATCTTGCGCGGGGCAACGGTAGAGATTGACCCGGCGCTCAGGGATAGGCATTTGCCGACCTCCACGCTTGAGGAAGAAGACGTTTACTCGTGGCCGAAGGGCGCGGACGGAAAGTCGCTCAAGGAAATTCCGATTGATGCCAACAATCACGGCATGGATGCAAAGCGATACGCCGTCCGTTCGGTTGATGCGGGTACGGGCGATGATTGGGGCGCAGTCTCCGGCCTGGGTCACGTCGAGGAGTTCAAATCCAAATGGCAGTGAAATATAAAGCTCACAGGTGGATGCCGAAGGCCGCCAAAACTCAGGTGGTCAAAATCACTGCCGCGCCGCCGGTGAAAGAACTGGCAACCCCGCCGCAGAATGGCAATGGGCGGCCAGAGAATATCCGCTCGCGGATGTTCGAGGAGATTGGCTCCTCGGGCCTCGATGCTTGGTATGGCTTCGTCTATCAGGCTTACAATGCTGACCTTTACTGGCCGGGAGTGTACGAGCTATACAACCGCCTACGCCGAAGCGACCCGGAAGTGACCATCACCCGCCAGATATTCGGCACGGTTGCCTCTGGCGTTCGCATCGAGCCGGACTTACCGGATAAGCCAAGCGACGACGACAAGCGATTTCAGGAGTTTTACTCAGAGGTGATAGATGACCTCGAGGGCGGCATTGACCGCTGGCGTGATACGTTCGTGGCCTACGTCCCGTTCATGGGTTGGGCCTGGTGGGAGGCTGTGCCTGCCGTCCGCCAGCGCGACTGGATACCGCCTGATGATGACCCCTGGCGCTCGAAGTATGACGATGGATTGACCGGCTTTCGCCGCTTTGCCTTCCGCGATCACTCCTCATTCGATTCGTGGAAGATCAACGAAAGCAGTGGGCGGCTGTCCGGGATGTGGCAGTTGGACGCGCCCAACCCGCGTATCCTCCTGCCGCTGGCAAACAGCGTTCACGTTGCCTTCGGCGATGTGGAAAATCCTGAGGGCCTCACGCCGCTAGAGGCCATGTGGCGGCTGGAGCGAATCAAATACGGATTGGAGATTGTGCAAGGCATCGGCTTCGAGCACGCCGCTGGACACCTGAGCGTGACGAAAACGGAAGCGGGCGCGCTCACTGAAGGCGACAAGTCCAATATCAAGGCCGCCGCCCGCGCCATTCTCACCGCGCAGGAAGGCAACTATGCCGCCTGGCCGTTCGGTTTCACCGGCTCGGTCATTGACGTGCCATTCAGCGCCGCGCCGTCAATCCTCTCTGCCATCCAACACTACAGCATGCTAAAGTTGGCGCTCTACAACATGCAGTGGGTGGCGATGTCCACCGTCAGCGCAACCGGCTCTTACGCCGCGCTCAAGGACTCGACCGCGCTCTGGTTAGTGGCGTTCAATCAGATGATGGCGAACGGCGTTCAACAGCTGGACAATCAGATCGGGCCGCGCTTGCTCAAGTGGAATGCGGCGAAATTTCCCGGCATCACCCGCCGCCCGGCGCTCAAAATCAGCAAAGTCGAAAAGCTCATTGATCTGCAAGAGTTGGGCGTATTCATGCAGGCCCTCAAGGACGTGATGCCACTCGGAGATGACGATTACCTGGAGTTCCGCAAGCGGACGGGTTTCCTGCCGGAGACATTGCCGACAACTGAGCAATCATCGCCCGATGCAAACAGCACGTCTGGCCTGACACGGGCGGTCAACGAGGCGCGGCGCGAGTTGGCGCTGGCGCGAAAGGAAATGAGGCATGATTGAAATTACCCTTCACGATTGTCAGGTACAGATTGCCGGAAATCTGACAGGGCAAAAGGTAATGATATTCACCGACAAAAGTGGCATCCGGGTAGTCATCCCGCTCGTATCCGAGGCCGCTAATCAAATCAGTCATGCGCTTTCCGGCTCCGGCATCATCGTGCCGAGCATCATTCCGCCCAGCGCGCTCAAGGGCAATAGCCACTGATGCAAACAGCGCGGTTCAATCTGGCAATCCAGCGCCTTGAGTCTGCCCTGACGCAGGTCGATTCGTATTTGAACAGTCTGCGAAACCTAGCGGTCAGTGATACGTTGGCAGATGGTTACAAGAACGACATTGGCAATCTCGTTCAAGAATTATTGCGCGGTAGCGGGCGACTGAGTAAGGCGCAATTCCGGCACGATATGAAGGGCATTATCAAGGATTATGCCAGAGAGGGTTTCCGGACAGCGTGGGAGGAGGGCGGCGGCAACGTAGAAGAAACCGAGTCTGATGATATTGCGATGATTGACGAGTGGCGCACAGAGCAACAGGGATTTGTAAACGATTTTTCCGATTGGCTCAAAGACAAAGATAGCGACTTGGACTTAGTGGATAGCCGCATTGACGCCTGGGTATCTTCATTCGTCAACTTTATAGAGCGCGTCAAACTCCGGGCTGAGGGCGATCCGATGCTAACCTATGATGGAGACGACGGAAGTGAGAGTTGCGACGAATGCCAAGAGTACAAGGAGCAATCGCACCGGCTATCGTGGTGGGAAAAGCGCAACCTGACCAAGCGCAATGGAAATGATAATTACGGTTGTGGTCGTTGGGATAATTGCCATCATCATTTTTACAATTCAACGGGCGAGATGGTGATCGCGTGACTGAGATTGCAACTCGCGCTCCGCAACTTATAGACGGCAGGATTATCAACGACCTACCGCCGCACATTGTCAGGCTTGCCCGGATGATAGCGAGGGATTGCGCCCTGCCGGGGCGGTACGTAGTACATCTAATCATCGTTCCCGGCCAGCCGATGCAGATTGAGACGGCGCGGGTAGAGACGATACGCAAATCCGAGGCGGCCAAGTGACTAAACGCCCATTTGACATTTAGCCGAAACTGGCATAATATCCTGACAACGCAACCGCTCTTGCGAAAGCTGGCCGGACGACTCTAACGAGTTGCCCGGCCTTTTTTTGTTCTAATGACAATCACCCGTCACTTTCTCTTCTCTCAACTCTCTACAGCCAACCTCGCGCCCGGCAAGGCATTCGATGGCCTGACCGTCGTCGAAACGCTTGACATGAACGGGCGGCCCGTGACCGTCACCGCTGAAGAACTTCCGCTCTATCTGGCGAATACTCAGGCGGCAATCAAAGCGGCGGTCGGTCAATCGGGTGAGGTAGTCGGCCTGCCGATTGACGCAGGCAAGACCGGCGACCACGACAAGGGCGATGCAGGCGGCTGGATTGTCGGCGTTGAACTGGCGGGCAACGTGCTGAGGCTCGTTCCGAAATGGACGGAACTTGGTAAAGAACTAATCAGCAAATCCATCCGGCGCTTTTTCTCGGCCACTGCGGATACCGTGAACAAGGTCATCCTGGGCGGCACGCTCACCAACTGGCCTGCCGTAAGAGACGCGCAGGGCAAGATGCTTCTGCGGCCAATTGAGTTATCAAAATCACTCTACGAATTAGCGGAGGCGGCAATGGATGAAGAAATGATGAAACAAATCGGGCAGGCGTTCGTGGACAGCATGATGGCCGCTTATCCCGACGAACAACACGAGGTGGTCGAGGTTGCAGACGGCTACCTGATTTGCAAGTCCGATGACGGCCTTCACAAAGTCCCCTATACGATGTCTAAAACCGGCCCGGTCTTTGCCCCCCGCGAAGAGTGGGAGACCATCGAGCCGACCGTTGTCGAGGCCGCAATGAAATTCCTCAATGGCCTATTCAAAAAACCACAGTTTCGTAAGGAGAGAGAAATGAAATTATCTGGTCTCACTCAAGCCGAGCGAGAAACGCTCGTCACTGAGCTGGCGGCAAAATTGCAAACCACCAACAGCGGCCAACTTTCAGAACTGGCCGCCAAGCTCATCAAGGACACCCGCGAGCAGGCGCTGACTGAATTCCGGCAACAGGCAGAGCGTGTCCAGCGTGAGGGCGGCATCGCCGAACTCAGCGCCCGCCTCGTGCAAGGTTCGCTCGAAGCCCCGCGCGGCCTAAAGAACGTCACCGCCGATGACCTGCAAAAGCATCTGACGGCGCTTCCATCAGATGAGGCGAAATACTTCAGTGACCTCTTGGGCGGCATCGTCAGAGATGGCCTGGTGGAATTCACCGAACTCGGACATGGGCGCAAGATGACAACGCTCCAGCCCGTTCCCGACTTCGCCAAAGCGTCATTGATTGCCGCTCTCAAGGCAGGTTCAACGCCCGCAAAATACTTTGAATTGGCGGGCCTGGGCGACCCGGCTCACTACGACCTGACGCCGTTTGCATCTGCGAAACCGGCGAATGGCAAAGGCAAGGAGTAATAGACATGGCAGACCTAACTGAAAACGCCTACATCAAGATTCTTGGCGAAGCCCGCTTCGAGGAATGGTATCTCGACGTTTCGGCGGCCCAGACGATTTATCAGGGCCAGCCGATGATTATTGACCAGTCAGTAGACACAGTTAATCTCCGTGCCTACGTGGATGCAACGGCTGTAGTCGCGACCGATGTGTTCATCGGCATTGCCTACAAAATCGAGCCGGGCGGATATGCCGTTGCCACGACCGACAGTGAAACCATCAAGCGCGTTTACGTGCTGACCTGGCCCACCATCGTCGGCTTCAAAAGCGCGGTCTACACCAACGCCGACTTAGGCAAGACGGTCTACATGAGCGACTCGGCAGTGCTCAGCGCAACCGCAACCGCCAACCCACAAATCGGCAAACTGCATCGGGTTGAAGATGGTTATGCATTCGTTCAGCTCATCAGCCCGCAGGTTTGTACCGGCGCATAAGGCATAGGAGAAAATTCGATGTCCAATCTACCAAAACATTTAGAGGTGGCGGCCCGGACGGGCGTCCTCAGTTCTCCGGCGCGCGATGATATGCCCTATCGCCGCATCGCCGACGAGGTTGACCTGACCGCGAAGTCAACCACGCTGGTTGACTTGGGCGGAATGCCCGCGCCGACGCGCAATGCCAAGCAGGTTGACACGCTGATTGAAAAGAGCAAGACCGTCGCGCCTGAGGACTGGTATCTGACGCTTCATATCAGCCAGAACGACATCAACGACGATCAAACTGGGCGGCTGGAGCGTGAGTTTCAAAATCTCACTCCGGCTTTCCAGCGCCACATTGACGCTCGCGTGTTCACCCTGCTCGATGCGGGTGATACTACGACCTACGGCACAAGCATTGATGGTCTGGCGCTGTTCTCCGGCTCGCACATCTATAAGGGTGCGGCCTATCAGACGGCGCAGGACAATGTGAGCGCGCTCAGTTTATCGGTAGCCGGGCTTGCAAATTTCAATACAGTCTGGACGGCGGCTTCTCAGCATCGTGACGACCAGGGCAATTACTATGGCTTTGTCTTTGACCTACTGGTGGTTCCCCCGGTACTCAACGTGGATGCGGCCAATATCACCGGCAACCCGCAGGACTACGGAACTGGCAATCGGGCAATGAATCCCTACAGCGGCAAGATCGATTACATCGTCAAGCCGCAGATGAACACCACCGCCTGGGTGCTCGTCGCTTCTAGCGAGCCGACCAAGCCGATGTTCGTTGCCATTCGTGAGCGACCGGCGCTCAATGATACGTGGTTCAACGCGCAGGACGGCGACGGCGGCGTCTGGTACTTCCAATATCATGCGCGCTACGTGGTGGATTACGGTGACTGGGCCTTGATTGCTATGGGCAACACCTAAGGAGCGACCATGACAACCTTTGGCGATCAACTCTATCAATATGGCGGTGTACCGGTGGGCGGGCCGATGATGACCGGCTCGGTGTTTTTCGTTCGCAACGCTACGGGCGTGGACGATACCGATCACGGTAAGAGGCCGGATGCGCCGCTGGCAACCATTGATTACGCGATTGGCCAGTGTACTGCCGACAAGGGTGACATCATCTATGTCATGCCCGGTCACAACGAGGGCCTGGGCAACGCTCAAATCACGGTGGATATTGCCGGCATTTCCATCATTGGCCTCGGGCGCGGCTCCAACGCGCCGCGCATTGACTTCGACCATGCCAACGCCTCAATTGATGTCAGCGCGAACGGTTGCACGCTCCGAAATTTGCGCCTGTTGCCGAGTGTGACCGATGTCCTGATTGGCATTGACGTGATGGCGGCGGCTACGGACACTCTGATTGAAAATGTCGAATCCTTGCCAGGCGAGGATGGCGCTGGTGTGGATGATCTGGCATTGGGAATTGACATCAAAGCTGGCTGTTCGCGGACGACAGTTCGCAACTACAAACAACGCCAGCATGCCTCTGCCGCAGGCTACATCGCCGGGATTCGCCTCACGGGTGCATCCAATGACGTGATTATTGAGAACCCTGACATCGTGTTGAAAGGAACGGCGGCGGTAGCGCCTATCAACGGCATCACCACGCTCTCAACCAATGTGGTAGTGCGCGGAGTCGGACAGAAGGTGTTGCTCGTGTCCGACGACGAGCCAGGCGTGGAACTCTTGACGGGCACAACCGGTGTTCTC